AGTAGTGTGCTCCTATTTACGAAAATATACTATTAAAGAATATTTGTATTTTAAATAAATTTAAGAATTTAGAGTACCCAATTGGAGCACACAAATAATTTTTAGGAACTAAACAAAATCCAGATTGGCCCTACCTTCGTCTCTCTTGATCAAATTAGCAAACCCTGCAAAATCTAAATGTACTTCTAACCTATCCATTATTAAAGATAAGCATTTTGTTTTAAAATGATTCAGCATTGTACCCCATGGTGCAGAGTTTCTTTCTGGTAAACTCAGTATAAAATCTCTATACATAATCCAATTTATACTTCTTGCTATAGGATCACTGTAGAAGCATTTAGGAATATCGAATGTATGATAAACAGAATCCATACCATTCTTTATCAAACAGATATGGATACATTTCTCTAACACACTAGACCATTCATTTGTTTTGAGGATTCTAATTAAAGATATTATAGTTTCTAAAATCCCTAAATTTGTTGGAGAAATAAAACCATCTCCAGAAAATGAGAAAGCTTCTTCAAAAAGGGTGGTTTCCCTATTTATAAGCAATTTGATAGCATTTCTGTATGTCATATGCCTTTCACCCCTTTTAGAGTAATATATATTGAATATAGGTGTGGAGTGGATTTGCTCCCCCTCTGTAAAATCCATCGGGTCATCTGATAAGAATTCTAAGCCATCGTCAATATTTTCAGAGCCCTCACAACAAATTATTTTTGCAAATGATATAAGATTACTGTTCCTAATATTGTCATAATTTAGATTTAGTAAATCTTGGGATTTCATAAGCTCTGTTAAATTCAGTAGTCCTGTCTTTATAGGAGGCCCATCAAAAGAAACCATTTTACTGAAGTGGGCTTTCTTTATCGTTGCAAATTCTTCTTGACTAACTTTTAGCCTAGCTAATGAGAAATTATCATAGTTCAAATAATCTAGGTTTCTGATCAAGATTCTTTGGTCTCCTTCTATCTCGGCAATATTTACTATACATACTGGTATTATCTCATTAAATATCCGTGTTTTTATAGATGCATGTTCTTCATTTCTCCGTATAATTGATTCGTGCGAATGTATTTGATACACATATTGCTGTCTATCCTTTTTCCGAAAGGTTATATAATAATTGTTGGGATATGTAGTGATTCTTGACATTTTCTCGAATCTTAAACCATGCCTAGAACTTAACAATTTCCTTCCGGATATTGTTATATTCTCTGGAGTCTTTCTTGTTATGTTTAATTCAGAATAAGTTAATTTATTATCCTCACCTATAATTGTTATAGATCTGTTATACCCGGTAATTGTTAGATTTATAACTCCCATGTCTAAATGTCTGGATGTTTGCCAATCATTCCAAGTCACTCTTTCTTGGCTTTTCATTGCATCATATTTGTCTAGATCATATTGTTTTAGATCTCCCATTCTAAATAATAATGGGAGAAAATCTACTCTGTTAGATCCATTTTTTATTAACTCATATAGTTTTTTTACTTTTACATCTTTATAAGCAAAATCATCTACAATCAACCTTAGGAAAGGTTGTCTAGAATTGGAATCAACAAATGAATCTGCAAAATGGCTAAGCAATCTAAAACACTCAAATGCTATATTTTGCTCACTAGAAGAATTGTGTTGCATAATGGCTTTATGGCCACCTGATAATATTTGCTTTAAGTAATGAACAGTATACCATTCTTGGTCCTTTATCAAATTACCTTGCATGAGGGAACAGAAATCTGTAGTTGTGTATGCTTTGGAGGGGAGTATAAAAACTTTAATTTTATGTTCTGTTGATTTAATGTACTCGTAACAAACTTGGTAAAATCGTGTTTTTTCTTTAAGCTCAAAGACTATGTCTCTCTGCCCTTTTTCCAACTCATTCTGTGCAATCCTTCTCAACATTTTTTCTTCCAATTTTGTATTTTCTATAAATTCTTTCAAATGAACTAAGTCCCTAGCCATCTCTGAAGGATCTGCCCCTAGGACATCTGCTGTATTTTTACTATAAGCTCTTAAGACCAATGCTGGTGAGTGGTGGATTAGTTTTAAATTCCTAAATTCAGGCATTGTAGAACAAGACATGCCAGTCCTTCGTTGTGGACTCCCATAAATTGATAATATTTGGGTGTTAGAAATTGTGACCATTAGTGGGTCATTTAGTATTATATATGAATATACTACTTGGATGTCATCATTTGTAAGAGGCAAAGAATTTAAATCTTTCATTAACATACGATAAGCCTCTTTAAAAGTAACTTTACCTAAGATATTAGGTTCTTTTTCAAGAGCTCGGCTATCATGTAAATTTATGTATTTGTCCCTTATTCCGGAAAAGTCTATTACAGGCTTATGAGAAAATAGAATTTGTTCTATGAACAATTGTGCTGGATTCTGTATAGATAAGCTCTCTTTAAACCTTTTTGAATTATATCGGAATATTACAGATTCTAAAAAATCTTGTTTGTTTTCTCCTTTGGTAACCAACAATTCGGGCTTATCCAAGAGATAAGTAAATAACTCCATCATACCCCCAGGGGCAGATAATCTGTCTTGATATTTACTAAAAGAGTATAATTTCCTTAAACTACCGGCTGTAGTGAATTTCCTTGGGGTTAGTAATGACCTTCCTCTCATATCACTTGTTTCTCCCATTATGTCACTTGGATCCATCTCTGCATCCAAAACAAGATATCTTAAAATTTTTAATCTAAAGATCTCATTATCTGTCAAATTGCACATATTCCAATTTTGGATATCTGCAATTTGATTTATCACTGACTCTCTTCTTATCATTATAGAAGCTTGTTTATTTAACAATTTTAATAAGAAAGAAAGGTTTCCAGCTTCTAAACCTATAGTACTAATCATTGATAATGGCGCATCAATTACACCATTTAATTCAATAGGTATTTCTTTCCGAGTCTCTGCCGGGAAATAATCTATTGGATCATTGCTTTGCCCAGGTAGCATGTTATATGTAAGTGCCGTCATCCAATGACTGATTGCTATAGCCACCCATGCTAAGCTTGGTGGGCATCCATGTTTTATTGCAGTTTGTGCAGACGATATTCTACTTGCCAAGTCTTCATATGGGCCAATATATGCACAATCTCCAACAGATGTTAGAAGGAATCTGCCATAGATTGAAAATGGTTCCCCATATAGGTTGAATAAGGATACAAATTCCTTTATACAATTTGTAACGTATGTTTTCTTCATATTAGCTTGGCACCCAAATGTTAAGCATATTTTTTCAAATTCTTTTATTGTAAATTCAATGATGGGATCATCATCCAACTTATCTTGAACTAGTGTTATTGAAGTTTGATTATCATCTGAGTGCACCAAAGAATTTATAAGGACACTCCCATCCAATAACGATACTGCCTCCTTTATTATGTCCTTAAAAACAGACATTGCACAACTATGTACATAGCTTGATGTATAATTAAAGTTTCCTTGGAGCCAGTTTCGCTTTATAGATACAGCATTTGTGTGCAATTGGTTAGTCATGATAGATATTATGTCATCTTTGTATTGCAGCTTTTGATCCAATAGGTTGTATATTAAGTCATCTGGTAAGATTAATTTCTTTTCCATATAATTGCAAAAAAAGAATAGAATCCTCTCTTTTTCTTGAGGGTACAGAATGGGATCCATAGCTATCAACCAAAAATATTTGAAGAATACATCCTGAGCACTCCATTTAGACATGTCAGCATTTATTTCCATCTTAAGTCCTCGTGATTTTTGTAGAGAGAGTTTAGAAATCTTATCCACATTATTTTCAAAATCCTCAGTAGCCATTTGGGCTATAGCTTCGTCTATCTCTCTATTTTTGTGTCTTGTGGTCTCAACTAAAAACCTGATTTCTTGTTCTGATTTATGTTCCAATATTTTCAATTTCCCATCCCCTGGCTCAGAAATCATTTCATCAGGATTCAACTTACATCTTTCTTTTGCTATCCTCTCTACAGCATACATACACATCTTAGCTTCATACTCCCCCACAAATATTTCTCTATCCTTTGCTGTCTTCTGCCCTTTATTGAAGAAAGTGAAGTAGAAATCTTTGTGATCCACCATCATATCCATTATTAACTCGATTGTCGGGCGTTCATTTAGAATATTTTTATCAAGCATTTCAAACAGTCTATCAAATACCTTAGTCGACATGTAGTCAACATATTCAGGCATAGCTTCTCTAAGCATACTATAGTTGCTATGGCCTACTTCTAAATTAACTTGTTCATCTGTGACAAATAATGGGTTAGCTAGCCTACGTCTTTTTATTTCGGTTTCCATAAATTTCTTTTGCTTTTGGGCTTGAACTTCTTTCTCACATTTAAAATCTCCTATTTTTATACATGACTTGGAACTTGTAAATGTGGATATAGTGGTTATCGATCTTCTAAAATTATTCCTATTCTCAATTCTATTTCTAAGATGATTATGTCTTGAAGTATCTGCTAATAGATTCTTTGATAATGAATGTATTAAAATATTCAAGTTGACAGTTTGTTTTGTATTGTTTGTAGACCATATGTCCTTAATATGTTGTCTCTGGTCATTTTCTATTTCCAAAACTGTTTTTGCTAAGTCTATCATTACATGATGCTTCTCATGTAATCCTTTTGCATTGAAGTAAAATGGTAAGTATATTTGGGTTAAATATTCTTTCAGAGTAACACTTCCTGGGAACCAAATACTTGTTAATTCTCTATTATCTTTGACACCTTTCTGTGTTATATCATAATCAGATAGGAAAATATCTCTTAGCTGAACTTTTTGTCTTTGCTTATATGCATCAAAGCATGCATTCTTAATGAGTTTAGTCATATATACACTAAATAAAGTCTTAGTATATGGGCTAAATTTTTCAGCTATATATTCTTTAACATTGCTGGATATAGCTAATGAGTTCATTATCATATATCTAGAAGGCTCAGTAAGTGATAACATACTCTTTGTAACTGATAAACTTGTATATAAGGAGAAATTCATTATATCTGTTATATTTACAGTTGGGTTGTTGTGCTTGAACAATAGACAAGTTGTTAAGAATAATCCAGGGGAGGAAACTATTCTTTGACACCTCTCTTTATCTAATCGCATTGCTCTTGATATAGAAATATATCCATTTTGACATTTAAATGTTCCATGTAATGCCCCTGGATTAAAGATATTTTCTTCTTCTTTATGTAATGCTATAATGCTATAAACAACAGTTGCTTTTTTTGTTTTAATATCTGCAGAAGGGTAAACAATGGCGTAAAGATTATTATTTGCGCACATTGCTATTCTGAATGTGTTGTGCCTGTTATATTGTGAAACAGATAAAATATTTTTCATTAATGTGGACAAATCTGAGATGCATTGCCAGTATTTAGATTCGAAAATGGATATCATGTTCTTTGTAGTCTCTGGATTACACTCTTCAATTCTACTCCCAAACTCATCTAAGATGTAGTTGTTTGGTTTTAGTCCGCTTTTTTGAGATAACAATATTCTAGTTTTTTCCATCATTGCTAGACTAGCTAAGTATAGGCTTTCATCATTGAAATCTAATATCTTAGGTTTTGATATGTCTATATCATCAATCATTTTGTTTTTGAATTGCTTATGCTTCCCAATTCCACAAAAATTCTTGAATAATTTTAATTTGTCTGTTTTACTTATTAAATCATTATTAACCATGAATTGTTGCTCCCAGAGTACTAATGCGTTATTTATCTTTTTGGGTTCTAATTTCTTGTTCATAACTTGTTTCCAGGTTGATCTAGCTTCAGATTTTAAATTAGAACAAAAACTTTCATATTCTGTTAAGTTGTCACCTATGTCCATCATTTTCCCTATTGATCTAAAACAGTCAGCATAGGTTGAGAGACCTTTTATAGATTGGAGTGATTTAGATAGCAACACTAATTTGTATGTGGAATTATTACTCAATTTATCATTATGTTCAGACCATATAAAGTGAATACTTGGCTTTTGATCATGTATGGACTTGGAAACTTCTCGTTGGTTGTTAATTCTTTCAACCATTAAATGCCATCCTGCATCAATTTCTTCCTTGTTTGGCTGATTGTAATTGCCACTAGCTAAAAAAATATTTTTGGCTTCTTTTTGGACAAAGGTGTTGTATTCGGATTTGGTGAAGTCTTTTAATTTCATAAGGTTAGTGTTCCACCTTTCTGATTCATACGCATTAAATTTAATTGATTCTTCAAACAACCTGCGTTGGGGCACAGGCATGCTCATTTTGAATTCCTTGTAAATCGGATGTTTCCAGAAGTCTTTGCATCCAGATTTGCACCATGGGGCTGTCAGTGTGAAATCACCATGAGCTACTTTGAGTAAAAATTCGTCATCATCTCCGAATTTCTCATAGAGCATTTGTTTCAGGTCAAAGTAGTGATTAAAATTTATATCTATTGCTAATGTGGGGAACATTTCTTTGAATCTATCAGAGCTAATGTGCAATTCTCTGCTAATTGGGTCTATTCTGATTATGACTATCTCTATGGGTATATTTAAATGGTCAGATATATCTCTGGTCATTTCGTAATATTTGGTATTCGTAATAACACTACTCTCGTTTGATACAGATACTTTGTAATCTATGATATACAAAATATTATTGATGTATAAGTAATTGTCAGGTGTGATATGTGGTAATTCTATAGATAGTGGATCAAAATCTGGTCTTATATCTAAAATTATATCTACAAATGGAACATCATTTCTATATTCTATATTTAGTGCCTTACACAATTCTTTGCCGAAGTAATCATGTCTGGCCATAAGTAGGTCAACATCAATATCTTTAGCAATGCAGGCATCTTTTGCACTGTTTATGCGTGCTAAAAATTGTTGATATTCACCAGGTTCCATCTTGCTTTTGAATAAGAAATAAAGAATCGTTGTAATTTTTGTAGATAGGAGTACACTACT